AAAAAAGGGCAGCAGGTTTTTAAGCCCACTGCCCTTGAGGTGCTGTGCGTGAGGAGAGCAGATCACTCTGGATCTGATGTATCGGGAGGGATAATTTCTTCTTCCTCTTTAGATGATAGAAACTCTTCTATTCTATCTCTAAGAGATCCAATGACGGAAAGTTCTTTGCCGTGGAATGCTCCACGTTTAGCAGCCAGGTCTATAATATTAACTGCTTGGGATAAGTCTTGGTACGAAATGGTAGGTTCTTCTGACATGATTAAGACTGTAGTGATTTTGGCTTCTTTGTCAACTCCCTTATCAGGACTCTGTACTTCTCTTTTGTCTGAGGTCGTTTAGCTCTCTTGATCCTACGCCTGTACTCCCTGACTACCTTATCTGTGTCCGTTCTGTGCTTAGGATGGATAGGATTTGATGAGTAATCTTTGCTCCAGTACTCTATGATAGCAATGAGGACATCCTCATAAGAGGCTCCCAGAGGCCGTATAAAGCGTTTGTACGCGTTCCATACCTTACCCTCGAATGAATTGACTTCACGCTGTAGAACGCATCTGACGTGTCCTGAGACATGATCGTGGTCTAAGACCGCATCTTTGATCTGCAATCCTGTAATGGGATCTCGTCCTCCTTGTCTGGCTAGGAGTTCCTTCCTGAATGATTTGATCTCGGACTGTTTAAGCTTTTTCATGTTAGATTACTACGGCAAATCTACCTTATACCCGTTTTCTAATTTATCAATCCATACCTTGCCGTACAATTCCATCTCCATGTTGTCCCATAAAAATTTAAGTAAATCTTTTTTAAGTTGTTCATCGTTAGGCAAAATGTACCTTTCGTATCTACCATTATATCCAAAGTCAGCATATTGTCGCATATCGTTAAATTCCCGACCTTCGTAAAAATCATTAGGCATTACTCCCATTGAAAGAACGTAGCCAAAGAACTTTTCGTCTCCTACTTTTAAAAGGGGCCATTCCTTTATCTCAAGCTCTTGGTAAATTAGTTCTGTATAGCTCATTTCTGATTAACCTTTCTTACATCCGAAAGAAGAAGCCATCGGCAGCCGTGGTCATTTTTCTCAAGAGTCCTACCTAGGTATTTAGCCATGTCCACATATGCAGCCCTATGTAGACCCTCTCCAGTCACTTCAAGCACCCTTATAGGCTTTCTCTGGAGCATCTGAACCTCTCGATGCCAGTACGGAAAGTTCATCCTGGCTCTGCGGATCATTGGATTACAGTATCTTGGGTTTTTAGACGGGTTATTTTCCCAAGTTTTTAAGACAATCATATCCCCCTCTTCGATGTCATCCATTATAGGTACTGGATGCTTTAGTCTGTACGCCAAAAGTGGATGAGTCCTCATAATCAAATTAATTTATTTGTTTAGTTCTATCAAAGCTTTAGTTCTTGGCTGTACTTTTCCCAGCTCTGTACCTCTTCAACAATCCATTCAACGGATTCTTTATTGAGAACAGCTTGGTCTACTAGCTCGTGGATCAAGTCATCCTTAACTCCACCCATCAGTCTAGTGATCTTGGCCGTTATTACATCTATCTGACTTTGAAAAGTCTGAGCAGCAGTCAGCAACTCAATTGCTTCTGACACCTCACTGACTGTTAATTTTTTCATAGCTCGTACATTGTCTCCTCTAGGAATCTCTGCATCCAACTCTCAAGAATCCGAATGGTTTCATTAGGCAGGAGAGATGACTCAGCGTACACGATCACAGTGTTATCATCGTCTATGTCTATTACCTTTTGGTGAAACATAGTGACCTCATCCATTAGAGTTTTCCCTAGCTCAGTCCTGCATACCTGCCTTGCTGGAAAAACGTGATAGCCTACTGGCATTAGATCGCCAGTAAAACCACCACCGATCATCGGGGCTACGCTTTCTTTTACGTACCCTGAATCAGATGAGAGCATCTCTTTAACTTGTAGTGCTAACTCTTTAAAATCTTCTTGAATCATTCTTCTCTGTAAAAAACGTCTATGTGTCCTGGTTTTACTACGTATCCCACTCCTTCTATAGCAGGAACAACAAGTTCATCAAGCACTTCATGGAGCATCATGTCAACTTCATCAGAAGATACAGTGCAGGTTTTGTACGGGGTCTTAAAGGTAATCGTGTACCTTTGTTGACATATTGGGCAGGTTTCTTCGTTCATGGGTAATCAATGTGGTTGTCTTTCTTTTCTTTAATCATTGCTAAAGCTATTGTGCAGTACCCGATAATGTCCTCGAAGGCATCCTCAACGTGCTCATCCTCCACTGCTAGTGATTTAGTTTTGCAGAACGTCTGCACTCTCTTTATCTTGTCTCCCATGCGGACGCAAAGTCCAATAAGAGGATCTACTCCGTAATCCCTAGCTTGCTCGAAGTTAGCGAAAGCATCAGTGCTCATTGCGGTGTAGTCGTTGTTCTTGTCCTTTAGAACATTAGACATCTTGGCGAATAAAGCCTTAGTAAACTCTTCAAACTTTTCTTTTGTCATAATTCCATTAAATAATTAGTAGCTACCTTACCGTGCTGTACTACTCCACATCCGATAGCTGGATGAGGGCCGTACTTACCGTAAGCCATAGCGTAACTGTCCTTGTCTATCCCAGATCCTAACTGCATACCGAACACTTTGCACTTAGCTCCTGTATGCCACTGAACGTAGCACTCAGAGTGATAGTGTCCCTGTACAACTGATTGCATATCCTGCTTGGCTCTTTGGATAGCTTTCTTACCATCGCCATGACAGTACACTACGTTGTCTATCGTAACGCTTTCAACGAACTCCCAGCCAGGAGCCTCAAGGACTTCACTGTAATCTCTTACCCAGCGTTTAGATATTCCTGCTGTGTAAGCCTTACGATGGACTAGCCTATCGTGGTTTCCTATACAAACGTAAGCCTCAGGGAAAGCCCTGTACCACTTACCTATTCTCTGTATAGCCCTGTCTAGTTCTTCGCCAGCAGAGTAGCCATCGGGGTCTGTCTCGTGATAAGAGCTGTAATGGTTGTCGATGACATCACCGATCAGTACAACTTTGTTGCATCCAGCTTTACGATCCACGTTCTTACAGAACCTGAGGTATTTGTCTAAGCAAAAAGGCTCATGCAAATCCCCGATGGCTAACACTTTTGACATACGCTATACAGAAAGTTTCTTAAACGCTAGTTCCTGAATAAGTACCCTAACTTGTTGAACCTCTATGTCAAGCGATCTGACTAACAACAGCTCAATCCCAGCGAGCGTAAGCTCTTCGGTAGTGAGTTCACGTACCGTTGGAGTTGGCTGGACTTCACCCTGCTTATCAATGCAGGTTGTAGTGTCTTCCTTGAACTTGAACTTAGGTGGGTCATCCGTCTTGTACACCTTAACCTTACCGTCTATGTATAGACTGGCGTCAGTAGCGTACACCTCAGTCCCCCTCTCGTATTTACTGAGAGGAGAACCTTTGTATATAAGGCCGAATGTTGAACCATCTTTACGCTCAAGTTGGAAGTTGTTAGCAGAATCTTTGTACACCTGCTTAACAAGCTTCCCCTGAATCCATTTAGTTTCACTCATGCTTACCACGGTAGATCGTCATCGCTATCGTCAGCAGCATTAGCTGTGACAGGAATGTTCTTAGGCTCTTGACTTTCCTGTTCAGCAGGAGTCGCGGAGCGATTAGCCTTACGTTCCTCAAAGACAGATTGATTATCTTGGATGAAACGATTAACCGTGTCCACGAAGAAGTCGTTCTGCTTAGAGAAGTCGAAGTACGTCTTGTCCCCGATCTTAGCAGAATCTGCTTCAGGAACTCCAACGTACTTACCGTTCTCATAAGGGAACGCTGAAGCAACGCTAGCTCCACCTTGCTGAATCGTGATGTAGATCGGTACGATTGTACGCTCATTGCCCTGTGGATCTTTGAACGTGTAAGCTCCCTTATGGTTCATCCAAGTAGCTGCACTCAGGGGAGAATGAACAGAGATGTTAGGAATTTTCTTAGCGATACCCTTGAAGTCAACAGATAGCTTACCGTTGGCCTTGTCTTTCCATACAGGTACGCTAAGTACATCTACTCCTTGGTCGTGCTGAAGTCCTATGTTTAGAACCTCACCGTACATTCCGTTGTCGATGTAAACGGATTCGATATTACCGAACAGTTTATCTGTAGTGTACTGCCATCTCTCGCCAGGTGAAGGCTTAGTGTACTTGTGTAGTACTCTGCCGTCATTGGCTTGCTCGTTGCTTATTTGGTCACGGCATTTACTCCAGTAACCTCCCTTTGCGTTGTCTTTTTTCCAGTATCGTGTGTCTCTCATATGTTTTATTGGTTTCTTGTTTTGTACTCGTAGCTAAACTCGTACTGTTGATGGTGAAAAGAAGCGGAAACGTCGCTCCATATATCGTACATTTGCAGATCTCTGGATAATGTCAAGTCAGAGAACGATTTGATTCTAGATAAAGCTGTGTAAGTTAGACCTGGAGCCATAGGTACTTGCCTTGGTAGCTGTAGATGTACCTTGTTCAGTGTACTTCCTTGGCTGGAGTGGATCGTCATGCTGTACCCTAGCTGAATAGGGAATTGAATGTACTGACCCTTGCTCTCGTCGATAACCTTTTCCTCTCCATCCTCGACCGTAACCTTTGGCGTACTGTCTTGGTACTTCTTAGGCTTCAGATAAATTATACTGTTGTCGGAGTCCCTGTGAATAATCATACGGCTACGCTTATCAATTCCGTAGAACGTACCAGTGTCTCCGTTCACAATCCTTTGCGTAACTCCCATCACCTTATACGTCATGTTTGCTTTCACAACTACGCGGCAATATTCCTTCAAGTATATCTTCTCTTCGATGGGAAGATCCTTGTCTTTCTTCTTCTTGAACGATCCAGTTCGAGTGGCGGAAAAGCACAATAGCCTTCCTTGTAAGTCATTAAGTTTTTTCTTATTGATCTCGTCACGTATCTTCCTGAGAGGAGTCAGTATAACTGCTTTACTATCAGGTGCTTGCACACGTGTATTCAGATAGTCAATATCTATTTTAGTCTGAGCACCTACTCTAATTCTGTTCAAGATGTTAGCTTCGATAGGATTTTCCTGACGTATTACTTTCGTAAGACTAACCTGATGGAAGTCAGTGTTCAGTACATTACTCTGAAATAATCCGAACGGAGCTTTGTAACCGTACCGCTTTAATGTACTAGCATCTCTGCCCTGGGCAACTGGTGGAAGCTGGCCGACATCTCCAACGCACAGAATCTTAGCTCCTCCGAATGGCTCGAAAGATCCACGAGCTTTACGTAACGCTGCTTCGATGAAGTCAAGGTGATCGCATCGCACCATACCGATTTCATCCAAGATAATCCACGAGCAGTGCTTCAGCACTTCTTTGCGTTGTCCTCCGAAGTACCTGCAAGATGGATCGTTGAATCTCTGCCTGTGTACTGGCTGCTCCTTGAAGTCTGGATTGATTGGATGAGTTGATGGTATCCCGAACAACTTATGTATTGTACTGCCTCCAATGATAGTAGCTGCTCTGCCAGTAGGTGCTGCTAAGATCGAGCAATCGAATGTCTTAACTATTTCTTTAATCAGAAATGACTTACCTGTACCTGCTGATCCAAAGCATATCAGTCTACTGCCTTGTCTGCCAGTAAGCATACAGTCCATCACGTGTTGTTGTTCTATCGTTAGTCCCATAGTTTAATCTCTCCTCTAATCCCTTAATAGATCGTTGTATCTGGGTACAATTAGCCCCTACAAGGGACTAACCATTCTATCCTTGATCCCTGTAATGAGTCAATGTAGAGCTGGTGCCTGAGAGGACTCGGTACGTCACTATAATCCTCTTTGGTCAGGCATTAGCCATTGCTTTCGCAATCCTTTTTACAACCAGATGGGCAATTTCTGGCAACCGATGTCCCTTGTACCGTTTCGGTACGCCTGATTTAAAGGCCAAGGGTGCAACTTTCTTTGATGGTATTACTACCTGAAAAAAGAATTGGACAAACTTTCTTCATTTGTCAAGCCGCCCCTCTTTTTTGTACAGGTAATCAAAGATTTCCTTGAGTTCATTCCTAGCATCCTCGATGTCATCAATCACTATACGAGATAGTGCGTGTGGTAACCTGTTCTCTACCAGGTAAGAGACCATCCTGTCTAGGTGGTACTCCACCTTCTCTATCTCCCAGTGGCAGTACAATGTTGTACTGAGGTCATTAGGATCTATCCCTATTGACCGTATCTTTTCTGTGCTGTACTCTTTAGGCATGGATCGTCCCCCAAGGTATGGCTTCTATTACTGCCTTCTTCATCAGGTTGTCTAGTGCTACCTCCTTAACAGCTTCAACTTCCTCATCATTGACTGGGTTCAGAAGATCTGTGATCCTCTTAATCTCAGCGTGGTAATTTTCTTTACCGACCGCCCTGAGAATCTTCTCACCGTCTGGCCCCTCCATAAGTTCTCTATGATCCTGCACTACCTTCTCAAGTGGCACGATCTTAACTGCCTTTATTTCAAACTTGTTTCGGAACCGATTCCTGGCTTGCTCCGCAGCGAATGGTGTAGAGCTTGTGCCTAGCACGTGCTTCCCGTATTTAAGGGCGAACTTTTTGCCCAAGTAGTACGCACAGCTAACGTCAGCGTAGCACATACTCTGATCTTCTATCTTCTTTAGTTTCTTTTGTCTTTTAGTCATAATATTATTTAAAAAAGTTGCTTCCATACTAGCTCGTACACAAAATGACTATCGTCATTCAATTCATCGAGCTCCTCTTCAGTGGCTTCACGGCCATCAATTTCTGCGTAGCTTATGTAAGCATCGCAGAAATCAGGATAGTCAGAGGGATCAATGCCCTCCACCTCCACCGATTCTATCTTTGCATATTGAGGAATCATGATCCTATACACTCCTCCATGTATCTCTCAATCGCACCGTCGTATTGCCTGTCGATGATCTCTTGACGTGCTGCCTCCTCGATCTCATCGCATATCTTAGGGTCTAGTACGCACGATAGCTCCTGAACAGAGCCAACGAGCCATACTCCATCCATGTATATCTCTTGTGGATCGTCTCCATCCATAGAAACATCGAATCGAATATCCTCTACCGTAACTGTAAGCGTATTGTTTGGTTTCATAGTTTTAGGTTGCCCTCCTTAGGCTCGTAAATTTCTTTCAAATCCTGAAAGAATGTCCCGATTGTGGTGCGTGCGTTCGAGATTGATTCCTGTAGCTGATCGTCATCCGATGGGCTACGAGCTTCTTCCATATCTAACGGGAGTTCTTCCCGTTTAATCTGCTGTATATCTACGTGCAGATCCTTCAATAACATATGCGTGTGACGTTCCTCCGTCATCGCTGCTATGCGGTTAATCTCCATTGCTAGAGAGTTTAGTGCTTTTTGTGTGTGTTTCATTTCTTAATCCTCCTATGCTTTTGATACGAACGGGAACCGTACAGGGCGTACTGCTCCCTCAGTGATTGCAAGTACGGTAGCTCTGCCATTGGATGGCTCGCCCTTGCCTATGTAAATAGCAGCAAGTTTAGCTGCTGTTTTGTGTAACTTTACTGTGATTTTGTCTCCGAACTTCATATTATTTTGTGTGTTTTTAGGTTTTTGTTTCAGTTAAATTCATATCAATTCCCTTTCGCATTCGAGGTATCTCTCGTAGTTTTCAATGTACCTATCGACCTTGTCCTCCACCATTTGCTCGTGGTTGTAGATGTCAGTCTCTACTGTTGCCTCGCTTCGATCAATGATTTCCGATATTAGCTTATTGCTAATGAAGTCAGCGAGACGATAGCAAACCATCTGTCTCATAAGGACTAACTCCTCGTCAGATCTGTTTTGTAAATCATCTCTGCCAATTCCCCATGCCCAATAGGCTGCCTCTACCGCGTCAGTTTCGTGTAAGTTTTCCATTTTTCTTTAGAATATAATTATCACGAGCTTCCACTCGTCTTTTTTAGTTTTAAAACCCACTGCTTGATCTTGAAGTGCCTTTACTACTTCAGCGAATAGCTTTGCTTCTGATATATCGAACTCCATATTTATTTCCTTTCTACATTTTTACTGCTTGCACGTGATACCGTGACACCAGGTCACCAGTATCTAAATCCCTGTTGGCTTTGTTACCAGCTACGTACTCGCACCACGTATCCCACCAGTACTCACTACCCCTCTCTTGACAGAACGTCACGTAGTGTACGATCTTCCTTCGCTTAGTCTCTGGCTTTAATCCTTTAGGCAAGCTCACGAAAGCTGGCCCCTTTCCTAGTCTCTTAAGGTTGTGACTATCGAGACACGCTACGTTGAACCCTAGCATCTGTGCCACGAATGATGCTTTCACTAAGCCTAAGTTGGGTACCTTTAGTAGGATCTCTATCGCATCGCATATCGCTGTGATGTCATCCGCTGGACACTCTCTCAAAGCGACTAGCTTACTCCACATTCTTTCCCTATGCTTCAAAGCGTAACGCCAACCGCTTCGCTTATTTCCCCACAGGAATCTAGATGATTCCCCTTGCTCCGCAATGTCCTTGCGTTGCAATTTGATTGTACTCAATCCAGCTTGAATTGAACACAATGTGAATTCGATCACGTCAACTAGTCCCGCTGGACTAGCTAGGGCGTGATGCTCTATTTCCTTACAATCTCGTTGATACATTTTATTTATCTCTCCCTAGCAATGCTAAGCTGATCTTGTCCTCCATGTCTTGGAAGCTGTCAATTGTTTTTTGAAGCTCCCCAATTTTCTCTCTAATCATAGAGAATTCCGCAGTTACGAAATCGTGCAATCGTGCCTCGATATCGGACGTCATGTCGTGAAGCGTAAGGATTTTACGCTTGTTTTTGTCGATTTCCATTTTTCTAAAAGTCTACAAGTTCATCCAAGTAATCGGGCTCTAATCCGAAGTGATCATAGCAAATGTCATAGGCTAGGTGAAGATTTTCTAGACCTCCGCTATTGAGTATTTCCTCAAGCTCCGCTTTCGCTTCACTCTTTAAGGCTTCCGCCTCGCTTCTACTTATACCGTCACGCTTCATTAGCGTTTCTACGATTGGCTTTCTTTGCCACATTTGTTTTCCTTTCGTTAATGCTTAACTAATTTTAAGCATACAGGAGCAACCTAAGCAAAGCGTGATGCCTTGCTCGGTTGCTCTTAATGCTAAAAAGTAAACACTTAAGTGTAAACAGCTCGCAACCTATCCGCTTTAAAGCTCGGACTCAGTATTGAGAATGAGCGCCAGTTCAAATCCTGTGTAAGTTCATCACCTACTTTGAACCGAATCTCAACAATCCCTTGCAAATTCAGCTTGTAAGACTTATTGCAATAAAACCACGGTTCGACCTTATAACTTCATAAGGCTAGTGGAACCGTTTCGGAATATATCTTTCCCGCGTTTCGAAGATTTCCCGTCAATCTACAAGCTCCGCTTTCGCGGCATCTTAACGCTATTTTGAAGGCTAAGACCCGCCCTAAGTTTAAGAGCCCGCCCTTGCGATTCGCTCTAAGTGACACTCCCCTTTGCAAGGGCATATCCGCTTAAGACAAAACCACTAAGAGATACCAGAAAACCAGAGTCAAGCGATTTTTTCGAAAAAGTGAAAAAAAGTTTTTATGCACCATTTGACAAAATTTCGGCATATGGTATACTTGAAAAACAATGTCAAGCGAAAAAGTGAAAAATCGTTTTCAAGACTTTTAGATACCAGCATACCAGTAGGGTATACAAAATAGATTTAAAGGGCATATAAGAGGCTGAAAAGGACATTCAAAGGGTACCATTAAAAGAGGGTAGAAATATATTCGCAAAGGCAGAAATAAAGATTGACTCGATAAGAGAATCTGATATTTGAAAGACCGACGAAAAAAAGTTGAAAAAATCGCTTGACAAGTCTCAAACGGTATGCTATAATCCGACTGGGGGGAGGGGGTTATAACAGCGATTCGCGTCGCACGTGTATTATCATAAACTACCCCTTTAAAAATTATGCAACTCAAGGGGTTTTACTGTACATATTGCTTGACATAATTATAATAATATGCAATAAGAATAATGTGCAGCAAGAATTAATCAAGGAAAAGCTTTTATCTGACATAGATGAAAAGATCAAAGAGTTCGTTAAGAGTTCTGAGCTTGATGGTGTAAAGGCATTAGAAAGATATGATCCTGAGAAGGCTGCTAAGATATTGTTCCTTAGTGCTAGTGGTAAGACTCAGACTCAGTTAGTACGTAAGTACGGGTTTAAGAGGAATACTATTGTTAGGGTACTAGCTACTTACGCTGATCACTTAGGTAAGTGGAGAGAGCTAGGTGGTCAACTAGCGTCTTATTCTTATTTGCATATTAGTTCCTTAGAGGAAGATATGGTTCAGAAGGTACGTGAGGACATGGAGTCAGGTGAGATTAAGCCTACCTTTAAAGACATCAAGGATATTAGTATAGCTAAGGCTAACTCAGCTAGGGAGGCTTTATTGGCTAGGGGTGAAGCTACGAGTATTAACAGGGAGGAAAAGGTTTACACTGATGAGGACTACAGGGAGCTTATGGAAAAGGCTAAGAATAAAATGAAAGAAGCACAGGTAATAGATTTAGACGATGAACGGTAAAGGCGACAGAAATAGGGTGTCTAACTGGGACAAGTTCTACGAAGGATACAATACAATATTCCGTCCTAAGGAACCTTTTTATACGGACATCAAGGAGTACGAAAGTAGATTCAGAAACGTAAACACAGATTCTAGCATTGAAAGTAAGCCCTTTAAAGGTGATCCTATTAAGCACGACATAACAAGAATTATTTAATGAACAATAACCCTGATTTAGTTCATAAGTGCTTAGACACTATTACTCCAGGATGGCAAGCTGTTTTAGTTGCTACTGTTACAGAGGATGGCTTCGAGTACGATGTCTTCAACAAAATGGATGAAGAGCACTTCCAAGAAAACCTAGCTATCTTATTAGCCTTAGTTGCTAAGAAGTCCATGCAGGAGCTAGAGCAAATAGACTGGACAAATAATTAAGTTTACTGAACATCCCCTTCTGACTCCTCCTACAGCAGAGGAAATTGTCTGGCTGTACGAGAACGACCTTAATCTTCTTAAAGAGCTGCACAAGGCTCATGAGAGCAGGATTAAGGCATCTGAGGACGATCCTATCCGTCATGGGTTTAATCTACCTGGATGGGAGCGAATAAAGGATGGGTTGCAGGATTACAATGAGTGCTTGGTTCTTGGTGGTAACAGATCAGGAAAGACTACAGGATTTGCTAAGATCGTAATGGAAGCAGTGACTGAAAGCAATGATGGTCACTTAGTATGCTTTTCCCAGAACGAAGATACTTCCATTAAGGTGCAGCAAGCAGCTATATGGGAGATGATGCCTAAGGAGTTCAAGAAGAAGACTAAGAGCATCGAGGGGTACATTAATTACAGTATGCAGAACGGGTTCACTGCTAAGAGCTTTATCTTTCCTGATACCCGTACCCGTGTAGACTTCAAGACGTACACGCAGTACAGCAACAACCAGACTATCTTAGAGGGCTTTGAGTTCGGTTTTCCTGATGCTAAGGGCTTGAACATAGGTGCGTGGTTAGATGAGTACCTAGGCGATGCTTCATTAGTAAATACCCTTAGGTTCCGACTGGCTACTAGGGACGCCAAGATGGGTATAGGCTTCACTCCTATTGATGGTTATACTCCCTTTGTGGCAGAGTACTTAAAGGACGTAGAGACGCTACAGACACGTCATGGTGCATTGATAGATAAGGAAGTGCCTATTAAGCAGTACAGCCCATCTAGAGACGCATCAGTGGTGTACTTGCACTCAGATGAGAATCCCTTTGGTGGTTATGAGCGTATAGCTAAAGACCTTAGAGGCAGACCAGAAGAAGAGATACTAGTTCGTGCTTACGGGATACCCGTTAAGAGCATGACTTCTTTGTTGCCCTTGTTTAACACTGAGGTGAACGTATTGAGTGACGAGCCAAATAAGTACGGCATGACCTTTCCTGACATATCTGATCAGCACAGGTACACTTGTTATCAGGTAGTTGACCCAGCAGGAGCCAGGAATTATGTAGCGATATGGGCAGGAGTAAACGAAAAGGGAGATGTGTACATTCGGAAGGAGTGGCCTGATAGGGACTACTACGGAGAGTGGGCTGTATTCGGTGATCCTAAGTGGCGTTATGGGCCAGCATCAAAGAAGATAGGTTACAACGTACAGGGATACGTTGATCTGTTTGAGGAAATAGAGGATGACATTGAGATAGAGGTATTTGAGCGTATAGGTGACAGTAGGTACTTCGCTAAGGAGAACTCCGACAATGATGACCTGTTTACTGAGTTCGATGATTGCGGAATGACTTTTATTCCGTCCGATGGGAGAATGGAAGAGATAGGCATTAGTGCTATAGATGAGTGGTTCAGCTACAACCCTAACGTGCCAATAGATTCTGCTAACAGACCACGGTGCTACATACATGAGGACTGCGGTAACCTTATAGACTCTTTAATTAACTACAACGCTTCAGGCAAGGCTGATGAGCCGTTAAAGGACTTCTTTGACATTATTCGTTATTTGCGAATGGCGAATGGAGGCGATGGCCCTGACCACGTTCTTTCCAGAAACATGATGACAACCCGCATAGGATCAGGATATTAGATATGGCTAAAGTAAAACTAACTAAAATTGCAGATAGGTTCGAATCAAGCTTTGATTCATTTCTTAACCTAGCTAAACGAAAGCTGTCCGCTGAAATGCTTACAGGCAAAGGCAGGAACACTTGGGTAAATGAAGAAGGTCAGAAGATTTTAGTTGACTGTATGTACATCGAAGAGATCGTTCCTAAGCACTTTAAGGGCAGAGTACTGGCAGAAGCCCCTAACCCTAGCTATGTGTTTGCCTACATAGACGAGATCAAAATGAAAGTACCTGTGGTTATCCCTAGAAGATACAAGGGCAAGATGAAGGGAAAGACAATAACCATTGAAATGATAGAAGATGTTAGAGGACGAAGTTACAGATACGTTGCATAACCTAGTTGTAGATAAAGCATTTATAGATGAGCAGGTCGATAGACTGCTTGCTTGGGAAATATTTGTTAGGACTATTAAGGGCGAAGATCAACAAGATATACCCCCATCAGAATTGTGTGATAGAATAGGTGTTCATAAGTGGTACGTAAACCACCTTCTAGAAGATATTAAAGGCAGATTTTATGCAGAGTGATTCAGTTTCAGAGTCACTAACCTACGTTAGTGCTGAACCAGACATCAAGTCCCTTCGGTACGCCTACGACCAATCGGTAGTTGAGCTTGAGGCGTACTTTGATTTGTGCAGAGAGAGTTATGACGAGCGCCGTAATTGGTGGCCTGGAAAGAGCAGAGATCTTCGCAAGCACGGTGCTGATGCTTTCCCCTGGGAGGGTGCATCTGACATGGAGAGCCATGTTATTGATGAGCGAATTACTAGGCTTGTATCCCTCTTTATGGCTTCTTTGTCTAGGGCTAATATTAGGGCTTTCCCAGTAGAGGTTCAGGATGTAGGCAGAGCTAAGGTAGTTTCTAACTTCCTTAAGTGGATGATTTCCTCTGGTTACATTTCTCGTTTTAATCGAGAGATGGAGCTAGGAGCTAATTACTTGCTAGAGCGTGGACTGCTTATAAGCTACGTAGGATGGCACTCAGAGGACAGGAAGTTCCTTCAGAGGCTAGACCTTAACCAGATAGCCCAAGTAAGTCCTGAGCTAGCTGAGATGATCCTTTCGGGTCAGAACGAAGACCAGATGGTGGCTATGCTGCAACAGACCTTTGATGGCGTTACAGTTAAGCGAGCTAAGAACGCACTGGCTGAACTAGCTGACGTTGGATCTGCTGAGTTGCCAGTTGTACGCCGTCAGGTAAATGCACCAGAGGTAAAGACGTTAGCCCCAGATGGGGACTTTATCTTCCCTCCGTATGTTACCGATCCACAGCGAGCACCTTACTGCTTCTGGAAAACGTACTACACAGCACAGGAGCTAGAAAACAAAGTAGCTACTGATGGATGGGACGAAGACTTCGTTGAGTTAGTTATAGAGCGATACCGTGGAGTTAATATAGACTCTATCGAGCGTGAGCAGGAGGGCCGTCGGTCATTAAGCCTTACCGATAATGCTTACGAGGCTGAAGAGCTAATAGAAATAGTTTATGGATTTCAACGTTTAGTTGATAAGGAGGACGGCTCTGAAGGGATATACTGCACAGTATTCCACAAGGAGTTCAGTGGTGATGGTGACACTCCTGGGTTCGCAAAGTTCGAGTTGCTTAATGGCTACGAGGATTACCCAGTAGTAGTTACTAAGCTATCTGAAGACAGCAAGCGACTGTACGACACGATGACTGTCCCAAGTCTACTCAAAGGAATACAGCAACAAGTCAAGATAGAACGTGATAGCCGTATCGACAGGAATAGCCTTGCCACCGTCCCTCCAATTTTACACCCAGTAGGACAGGCTCCTACGGACTGGGGGCCAGGAAGGTACGTTCCTTATCGTCGTAAAGGCGATATAGATTTTGGGCCTACGCCTCCTTACAACCAGGGCTCACTTGAGATGGAGAAGACAATGGAGCAGCAAGCAGATAGACTTGTTGGTTTAGATGAAGTATCTCCAATCTCACAGATTAGAAAGCAGTTCTTGGTAGATAAGTTCCTTAGCCATTCCGCTGAGGTTATATCGCAGTGCTACCGTTGCTTTCAGAGATTCGGCCCTGACCAGATATTCTTTAGGGTTACTGGTGTACCTGATCCGCAGATGTTTAACAAGGGGAACGCTGATGAGAACTTCGATGTTACAATTAGTTACGATGTTCTGAACACAGACCCAGAGAAACAGGAAAATAAGCTAAATCAAATGGTTTCCCTTCTACAGCTAGATCGCAACGGAAGGATAAATGTAGATAACTTGCTAACATTGATAGCAGGTTCAGTTGATCCAGTGCTTGCTGATGGTGTTCTTGAACCCGTTGAGGTTGCACAGGAAAAACTACTTAAAGATATTACAGATGACTTATCTAAAATTTATGCAGGTATCGAAGTTCCAGCGCGTCCAAGCGGTGCTCAAGCGGCTTTACAAGTTATTCAGCAGTACAGTCAACAGCAAGACATTCAGCAACGTTTACAAGAAGATGAAGCTTTTGCTGCTCGTCTTCAGAAGTACGCTGGACAATATCAGTTCGCTGTACAGCAAGCACAGAACGCGCAAATAGGTAGGATTGGAACGCAACCAGCACAGATGGGTAGTACTCAAACCCAGAATATGCAGCAGTGATAGCTCTGATATTTATTTCTATACTGTTTATTAATATGCCCGACAACAGGATTAACCAGTTAATGCGAGAGAAGTACAACTCTCTTCGCCCAAGGGAGAACCCTCCAGCCAATCAAGATAGTTATGCTTTTGCTCGTAAGAGAGCAAGGGACAAACATAATCAAGAAATATACGAACAACTTTCTTTGCATGAAGGAGTAGAGCCTAGCGTGTACACAGACACTAAGGGCAAGCGTACTATAGGCATAGGGTTTAATTTAGACGAACCCTCTAACCGAAAGAAAGCAGAATCATTGGGACTTAACGTACAGGATATGCTTTCTGGGAAGAAAACTCTTTCTGATAAAGAAATAAAATTGCTGTACAATGAGTCCATTAAGCAAGCTGCTGATGACGCTAATGCTTTCTTGCCTCAAGCTGGAAGACAGCCAGCAGTTGTTCAAAAAGTTTTAATAGACATGGCGTTTAATCTTGGCAGGACTAAGCTTAATAAATTTGAAAATATGCGAGCAGCACTTTTAGAGGGTGATTACAATAAAGCTGCTGACGAAATGATAGACAGCAATTGGTACAATCAGGTGGGGAATAGATCTAAAAGACTAGTAGAAATGATGCGATCCGCAGCACGATGAACATAGAAGAAGACCTAAAGACCCTATCCCACCACGAACATTTTGCAAGATTCATTCAGCTTATTAACGCTCTTCGAGAAGAGTGCATAGCTGATATGCACGAAGCTGACATAGACAAGCTTCAACAACTTTCGGGACGGATAATTACTTACGATCAGATTCTGCAAATGACTGACTGGCAGGGTCTACAAAAGAAATTTTCATCTGTCCTGTAGCACAAAAAAGATGTGCTATAATCAGGCTTCGCCATCGCTCGGCGTTAAGGAGTGGAAACAATCATGTCTAACGAAGTTATCACGGTTGACGCTGAAACCGAACAAAATTCAGTCGGAAATATAACAGCGGAGGATTTTGCCATCCAACGCTTAGGACAGACTCAGGGAGAACCTGCTGAGGATACTCAGGAAGTTCAAGAGGAAGAAGTCCTAGAAGAAGCGGTTGAATCCGAAGAAGAAGTTATTCAGGAAACTGAAAACGAACCTTCTGAAGAAGAGACTGAAGATGTTCTTTCACAGTACAACTTAGATGATTTATCTGAGGATGAGCTTAAAGATCTTGCTGAAAAGCTTGGTAGTAGAGCTGTAGCTCGCTTTGGCGAACTTACGGCTAAACGCAAAGCAGCAGAGGAAGAGCTTGAGAAAGTAAAACAATCACTACAACAAGATCCTTTAAAACGCGAAGCGGAAGAAGTCCAAGACAATCCGTTTGATGACGTTAAGGATATTAAGTCATTACAAGAAAAGGCTAAGGAGATAAGTGATATTATCGAATGGGCTGAAGATGTTTTATTTGAATCAGACGATTACTCCGCTCATGACGATGTTACTGAGCTAGATGGTAAGAAGATGACTAAAGCAGAGGTAAGATCTGCTTTGAAGAACGCTCGTAAATCTAGGGATCTTTATCTTCCCGATCAACTAAAGAAAGTTCAGAGGAACGAAACTGCTGAGTCTCTTAAAAAAGAGCTTGGTACTAAAGCCCTCAAAGAATTCGAATGGTTGAAGGAAGAGGATAATGAAACCAGGAAGGCATTCCTTGGCATTGCTGCAAACAAAGACTTGCAGAAGGTATACAAACAATACCCAGTGCTAGGAGCAGAACTTCCATATATGCTTGCTCATGCAGTAGATAGTATGTACGCTCGTAAGACTGTACCCAGTACTCCTGCTAAGAAAGTAGGTAAGCCCAAGATTAATCCTCCGAAAAGCTCCGTTCCCTCCTCTGCTATGCCAGAACAGGGTCAACGAAAGTCGTCTAAAGTACTACAGGACTTATCTTCACGCTTTAAAGAAAGTGGCAATAAAGATGACTTCATTTCATTACGAACCAAACAATTAGCTAAAAAATAAAATGGCATTCTCAAACACATACGATACAAGTAATCCTGGTTCTGGTGTTTCCAATCGCGAAGACTTGACTGACGTCTTGACTATTCTCGCTCCTGAAGAAACTCCAGTCCTTTCCTCTGCTTCTAAGCAGAAAGCATCCGCAACGTTCGTTGAGTGGACTGTAGACGCATTGTCTGCTCCTTCAACTACTGGCATCCGTGAAGGTGCTGATGTTGGAACTTTCACTGACCAGTTCAGTGGACGTGCTCGTCTTGGTAACTACATCCAAAAGTTCCGTCGCGACTTTCAGGTTTCTGATCTTCAGGAAGCTGTTGAAAGCGTTGGACCTGCTAAGATTGCTCAAGCTGAAGCAAAAGCAATTCGTGAACTAAAGCGTGACATCGAAGCTACCCTCTGTGGTACGCAAGATCGCGCTGCTGAAAACGGATCTGACACAGCTTACGCTTTGCGTGGTCTTGGTGACTGGATCGACTCCGCTGGTCCTTCTGATGTTCCTGCTGCATTCCGTACTCCTGCTTCCAGCATTCATGCTGCTGATGAAGGTGCTTTCACGGAAACAGTTCTGAACAACTTGATTACCTCAATCTTCCGCGAAACTGGAACAAGCAACAACCTAACGATGGTTGCTGACACGGCTGTTCGTCGCATTATCTCTGACTTCGCTCGCACTGCTGGCGTAAGCGGAACCGATGCAGACAGCGTTCGTACCGTTAATTACAACGGTGACTCAGCTCAGATCAAACTTAGTGTTGAGTTCTATCAGTCCGATCACGGCATGATTTCGATTGTTAATGGCAATCCTGATTGTATGCCCGATACGACTAATAAGGACGTTGCTTACTTGGTTAATCCTGAGTACTACGGCATCCATGAGCTGATTCCAATGGGATCGACTCGCCTCCCGAATCAGGGTGGTGGTGAGCGTGGTTACGTTGATTGCTCCTTGACCCTCGGTGTTTATCACCCACAGGCTCACGGTAAGATCGAAGAAGTTGCGTAAACTTTGTTTCATTGATAATGTGTGGGGAGGTTGGGCCAAATCTGGCCTCCCCTTTTTTTTTAATAAAATATGGAAATAATTACTAAGTTACCAAGATATTCGGATGGGGAAGTGAACGCTGCATTCTTGAAAGAAATCCAAACTGGATTCAAGATGGAGAAAGCAAAGGAGCAAGATCGGATTAATCAAGCTGCTAAAGAAGCAAAGACTAATGTCGGTAAGACCCATCCTATTCTAGGTAAGTGCGTAGCTAATATGCCAGCTCGTGATTATTTTAGATTAGTAAACAAGTACGGACACGATACTGTAAACAGTAGAGAGTTCTTACGATATTTTAACAAAAAGTTCCCTGAGTTGAGTCCTAATAAAGCGTAATGCAAGTTAAGTACAACAGAGACTTATACGATCTGATAACAGCATTAGCTGGTGTAACCTCGTTCACTACTAATGAAAAGACTCAGCTTCTTAATTTTGCTAAACGCAGAATGTACGAAGCTTATCAGGCTACACCAATGTGGCCTAGATACTTAGTTGTTGGTGAGGATAGAGCAGTAGCTAGTTCTGTGGTTGCATTTACGCAAACTGATAAGAACGATATTGCTGAGTTTATACGTATACATAGAACTCAACCGTTTGTCAGAAACTCTGCATTAGAGTTTGAATTTTTTGTACAGTCAGACGGTGCTCACATTCTTAACCTAACAACCTCAGATGCTGATTCTGCGTTTGTTACGTACAAGAAAGAGCTAACTGACATTCCTAGCACCTGGGATCTTGATGGTGATAAAAGCACACAGGAGATTCCTTTAGAATTTTTTTACTACGTTGCTCACAGTGTTTACGCTGACTTCCTCAGAATGGATGGTCAGCACGATAAGGCATTGGCAGAAGAGCAAGTAGCTAACAAGTACCTAGCTAATGAGCTAGAAAAGACTGACCAAGTAATGAACAACAACACGGTCAAAAAACGATTTAATACATACGTCTCCAACCAATCTAGATAATGAACTCAAGAACCTCCAATCTATACATCGGGAACGTAAACCCGAACGGCACTCCAGAAAATCTATCTGTAGCCACCACTGGCTCTGGAGCGGCATTTGCTGCCTTCCATGCAGACACCGATTATGTCCTGATTGATATTCAGGATAATAACGTATACGTTACGTTTGATGGAACTGCTCCCACTGCATCTAATGGTCATCTTCTCGTAAAAGAACAAGGCCTCATTGTAATAAGCAAGAACGCTGCTAAAGCAGCTAAGTTTTTGGCAATAGGTTCAGCAGCAGTAATACAAAGCACTGAATTTGTGGACTAATGAGAACACTTGGCTTTCAGATGATTAACGAGGGGCTGATGCTTACTCGTGCTGGTTATCGTATTTTATTGGGGGCTATTGACTCATTGGGAGACGTTTATTTTAGACCTGGTGGAGTGGATCAATATAAACGCCCTGGTGGAACAGACCTTTACTTAAGACCTTAATAATTAAATCAAATGGCAGACGTAACTCTTAGTACAAAAATTGACAACTTTCTAACCGAAACATCGCAGTTTGCTACAGGCTTGACGGCTAGTGCAACGCAAACCCAAGCTGGAGGATTGGCCCTAACTAATGTTACTAACGACATTACTACAGTGGCTAACCCTAATGATGCAGTTACATTGCCTACGGCAGCAGTAAACGATGTAGTAAAGATTTACAACAATGGAGCAAACGTGCTTCAGGTTTTCCCAAACACATCGGACAACCTCGGGAACGGCGTTGATGCAAGCACAACCATTGATCCAGGCGAGTTTGGGGTGTTCACGGCTAAGGACGCAACCAACTGGATCTCGGTTATCAACATACCTGCTCATGGACAACTAGGAATAGTGATTGATGGAGCGGGGTCTGCTATCACTACTGGGATTAAGGGAGACTTGCGTGTTCCGTACGATTGCACAATCAGTTCAGTTGAAACTGTTTTAGATCAGTCTGGCAGCATAGTAGTAGATATTTGGAAAGATACATACGCTAATTACCCTCCTACCGATGCAGATTCAATTACTGCTAGTGCGCCTCCTACTGTATCTTCAGCTGAAAAAAGCCAAGACACGACATTAACTGGCTGGACAGCTTCGCTTACAAAGGGCGACTATCTACGATTTAACGTAGACTCAATCACTACAGCAACTAGAGCTACAATTTCTATCGCAGTAACCAAGAATTAACATGGCAACTTACTACGTAGATCCACTTAGCGGAAGCGATGCAGCAGCAGGAACTTCATTTGGTACCGCTTGGGCAACAACTCAAAAAGCAGCCGATACTGCTGTAGCTGGCGACGAGGTTCGGCTTTGCGCAACCGCCACCGAAACTCCTGCTGCTCAAATAGATTGGGACACCAATGCTGGAACCAAAACGTCTCTTATTAACTTTGTTGGAGCGGATGCAACTGGAACGCCCTTAACAACTGGTTATTATACTATATCTGGCTCCTCACTTCCATCTACTACTAGTTTGTTTTATTGGGCAACTTCTGCTTCTCAATATGTTCGGTTTAAACGTATTAGACTAACTGGAGCAACTGATCACAATGTAAAATTTAACTCATCTGCATCAAATTTTTCAACATTCTTGATCTTTGACACGTGCCGAATTGATTCAGCAACTAATGATGGCGTTCAACAAGGGTACTCGCAATTTAATTATTTTTTAAATTGCGAAATAGATGGCAATGGAGGATCTGGGTTTGGAATACCTGCCGATTATTTAGTAACCAAATCTGGGTATTTAAGGCTTGTAGGAGTATCAGTTCATAACAACGGAGACACTGGCGTTGATATTGTTTACCGAGGCAATTATATAAATAATTGTTTAATTTACAGTAATGGATCTTCTGGAATTAAATTAGGAAGGGAGTTTGACCAATCTATAATTTCCAATAATACATTTTACGGAAACACGGGTAGTGGCATTGGAGATGCTGGAAGTGCGCTTACAGGAACTTTAGACGGAATCATAACGGGAAATTCTTTTGTTTCAAATGGTCTTTATGGCTTGGAAGATAACCGTGGTGGCAATGTTACAGCTTACATTGATTACAACCACTATCACAATAATACAAGTGGGGAGACTGACTTTTCAGGAGGAACTCCTGGAGATAAAAATCAATCTGGTGATCCTTTATTTACTTCTACAACCAGTGGAAGCGAGGACTTTACTCCAACTTCTGGATCGCCACTTATTCGTACTTATGTAAATGAAGGAAATATAGGTGCTGTTGCTAATACCTCTGCTGGTAGTGGAACTGCTCATACTTTTGCTTGTTAAATATGGCAACTGTAGTGACAATGGGTGGAGTTTCCTTCACCATATCTGGAACTTACTCTTGGGGATTAGATGAAGCAGGTGTAGCATGGGTTGCCATACCCACTGGAACTGACACTATAACATCAATAACTCCGTCACAAACTACCGACTCTAGCGGTGACTTGATAAACGGGGCAATGTTAAATCCCGTAAGAACATCAACCTCAGGACCAAACCAAGGCTTTGATGAAAGGCAAGCAAATTACGATGCAGCAAGTGTAGCCACATTGCCAATAACAATTCAAGCTGGCGACATTGTAATCAAAACCGTTGCAAAAGATCCGTATGTTAGTAGAGCTGGTGGGTTTACAGAAATTGCATCGTTGCATGTTTTATCTTCTGCTCTTTCTTCTGGAGAATATCTAGGGTCAAGCATTGGATGGTCTGGCAAATCTACTCCTGTATCCTATGCCGCAGATGTAGACTCTTGGTATTCAAGTAGACCTGTTTACGATTCTACTGGATTTTCACTTCCGCCATACGCAGATTTAATGGAATCTCTTGGATTGCACTATCCGTTATTTGGATTTGCTTGGGGAGCTGGTGATTATGGGTATCAGTCTTTTTCTCCTTATAGATTTGGTGGAGGAAATGCTACCCATCCAAATTATGGTAGGTATATAGGACAAATGATGTCTTTGGTAATGGTTGCCTTAGCAACTAATTATTACACAGAGGCACAAACTAAGCAAATTGCAAAAACGATGATAGGTCATGGTTTGCAATGGGCAGATCCTTTAATACTATCTGGCATTGGAGTTGGCCCAGACGGAGGGCATTATCAATGGCATCAGCCTGCTGTACTGTTTGCTCTTTATTTAACTGGTCGAAGTTCTGAACATTCAGATTTTATGTCGCTTTCTCCAGGAAATTGGGATCAGGCGTTTCAGATTACACAAGCACTTATAGACAGCGATTTTTCACCACATTCGTCAACTATAAAGCCATCTATGTGGAGAGAAAGAACTTTGCCTGCCCAACCAGGAGGTTCAACTTTAAGGATTCCAATAGCTGGTACTTCTTCAAGTGGAGACTACTATCAAACAAATATCCCAGAGGGAGCTATTGCTACTAGAGTTAGCGATGGTGAAACTGGAGTTGTTTCAACTACGTACGCACTAAACGATGCGGGTCAAACCTTAACCACTTTAGATGTTGTTTTAAACGATACTAGTTCTTTTGTGGAAGGCGATGTTATTTATTTCGATGCTCCAAGTGGATGGATGAATGTTGGTGATTTTGACTGGGGCTTAAGGGGTGGTTTTGCTAATTTGGTTGGTGAACCTTGGAAGTATTCTCCTAGCGCTCAAAATCCGTACAGGGGACTTCAAACATGGGCAGGAGCTATATTTGCGTTGTACGCCATTGGAATAAGGGACTCTTCTATTTTTCCAGTGCTTGGATATACTTATAGAGCAGAGAAAACAAATATACCATCTGCTGCAAACGACTTTCCATCTATTGTACAATCTTGGGAAACTATTGCTGGATCAACATATACGGCATCTAGTGACTTTTACAACGCTTATGCCGATGACGTTTACTCATCTGAAGTAACAAGAGATTTATATATTTTAAGATCTTCATTTTCATCATTGGCTCTTTTATCATAATGACAGTAATACTATCACTAGCAGCATTTCTGGTATTGGCCTACGTTATAGCTGAAACACTAGAACGCTTACGCAAATAATGGACTGGATTCAAGCACTAACTAACGCAGGGACTGGTGGCATTCTTGGGATTGTCGGCTCCGTTGCGTCTGGCTGGCTAAAAATTAAGGGCATGAAGGCTCAGGCCGAGATTGAGAGGGAGATGGTAAAGCTCCAGATCGACAAGGGCACCATTGAGGCTGACAGTGCAGACTTCCAAGCTTCACAGAAAGCTGCCCAGCACGAGAGCGATGCGTTAATATCCGTAGCTAACATAGCAGAGAAGCCTTGGCAAAAGGGTCTGTTGATATGGCACTTTGTGTTTAAAGGATCTGTCCGTCCATTGCTTGCCGTGGGCGTACACATGTTAGCTGGTATCTTATACTTTCAGATGCCTGAGCAGTACCAAGACATTATTCTCCAGCAAATATTTACAATAGCATTCGCATATGGTGGGTGGTATTTTGGACAACGGGATTTAAACAAGAGATTATTTTCAGAATGAACTTACCAGAAGCAGCACATGAATCTTTTTTAAAGGGATTTGGTTTTTCCTTTGGCGGTTTATTGGCTGCAACAGGCACTATGGTAGACAAACTAGCTGAACTAAACACCGTGCTGTCAATGGTTGGCGGCGTACTTAGTATCGTTTCTACTGGTCTTGGAATTTATTTTGTTACACTTGGAATTAAAATTAGGAAAAAAGAAACGGAGGATAAATAAATGGCTTACGGAACAAGAAGACCAAAAGGGTACGGAAACAAGGGCAAAGGCAGAAAGAAATAGATATGCCCAAAGACGCTTGTTACAGAAAAGTTAAGGCACGGTACAAAGTGTTCCCATCTGCGTACGCAAGTGGGGCGATAGCCAAGTGTCGCAAGGTAGGTGCTTCTAACTGGGGCAAGCGTAAGAAGAAGTAATGTCTGTACGGAGGACAAAGGAGGGTGCTGCTCTTAAGCGGTGGTTCAAGGAGAAGTGGGTAGATGTACGCACTGGTAAGCCTTGTGGTCGCCGTAAAGGAGAAAAGAGGGGTACACCCTACTGTCGCCCATCTAAGCGTGTCAGCAGCCGTACACCAGTTACATCAGGTGAAATGACTCCATCACAGAAACGATCAAGGATAGCCCAGAAGAAAAGACTGGGACAACCAGCAGGTAAACCAAGAAGAGTAAAGGCGGTAAAGCGTGGCAATAAATAAGAAAAACATGAAGTGTAACGTTCCGCGAAGACAAGTGTCTGGTGGGAAGAAGTTCGTTGTGAAAGCTTGTCAGGGTGGCAAGGAAAAGATAGTACGCTTTGGAGATGCTAACATGAGCATCAAGAAAAGTAACCCTGCACGTAAAAAAAGTTACTGTGCTAGGTCAGGTGGAATCAAGGGTAAGAGTAATAAACTGTCTGCAAACTACTGGAGCAGAAGAGCTTGGAATTGTTAAATGGCAAGATATAGTTCATACGGTAATTTAGATAACCGAATAGCAG